GAGCGGTGGTATTCTCAGGTGGTCGCGGGGCGGGCGAAAGCCGCCACGGCAAGCGTCGGGCAGGTCCCGCCCGCCTCGCGACACTAACCAAACTCCGGAGGCCGTATGAACGCCGGCGAAGAGCCCCTTCGGATCTTCGTCCGCTCTGCGGACCGTGACGCGCTCACCCGCGCCGTCGCTTCGCACGGCGTTCCCGTCGCCGACGTTGTGGCAGGGCTCCTCGTCTATTGGCTGGCCGCCGGCGCGCCGTGGCCACTCCCGGTGGACGCCGCGTGATCCTGCTCGCGGGAGGTACGCCGTGAGCGCCCCAACCCTTCGTCCCTACCAGGCCCGGACCGTCGCCTACCTCATGGATGAGTGGCTCCCGGCGTCGAAGCCCGGCGACCGGCTCCTCGTCACCGCCCCCACCGGCACCGGGAAGGGCACCGTCCAGCTCGCGCTCGTCCGCGCGCTCAAGGCGCGCGGCTGCAACCCCTTGATTCTCACGCCCTCGCTCGAGGTGCTCCGGGGTTACGTCGCCCGGTCGGGCGGCGACCCGGACGCCGGGCCCACCAAGCTCGTGGCGCAGGCCGCCTCGATCCCCGCATCAGACACTCCTACCAACGGGAACTTGAACATTGCCCAACGAGCTTGAACGTCTCCAGCTTCAGCGCATCAAGGATGCCTTCTCGACAAGCGAAGCATCCATAGCCGAGACGTTCGCCCTGATACGAAAGCTGCGGAATGACATCATCGCAAGGCTCGCGGATACGAGTCCCGATTCATTCATGGGGGCCGTGCTTACCACTCTTGACGCCGAACTGGAAGACTTGCGCCGCGACTTCGAGATTCATTTCGCGGCTGTCCTGGGCAAGCTGAAAGACCAAGCATGGGAGCAGGGGAAGGACCTCGCGGTGGCTATAACCGTCATCCCCGAAATTCGCAACTCCCTGATCGGGACTGGATTCGGGCAGATAGCCTCGGACGCTCTACTTGCCGCGAAGGCGATAACGGCGGACGAGGTGCGGAATGTATCGGCCCTGATAAAGAGTCAAATCACTACAGAGGTGCAGCGCGTGGCCCTTGGCGGCGGTCGGCCCGACGAGGCAATCAGCGCCATCCGCGATCTTCTTGAACTTCCATCTACGCCGCGCCTTATTCGCGGTCCCATGCGCGGCAATCAAGGCATACCGTTCCGAGCCGAGATGATCCTGCGCACCGAGCATGGCAAGCTCTTCAACACCGCCAACAACCTGAGCCTCCAGCAGTCCATGGCGCGTATCCCGATGCGCAAGCGGTGGCGAACCAATCTTGACGGCAGGGAACGCCCGTCTCACCGTGCGATGCACAACCAAGTCTCGGATGAAAAGGGATTCTTTACACTGGCTGGCGTGAAAGCTCTTGGCCCGCACGATCCAAGACTACCGGCACGCGAGAAAATCGGTTGCCGCTGCGTGGCGCTGGCGCAGATTGACGTGGTGGCTTTTCGCAAGCACGAGCAGGAACTTCTCGATGCTGGCGCGGCAAGGTTGAGATTGCAAGGGTTCTGAAAACTTCCCAAAAAGGTGTTGACAATTTTTGTCAGTAGCGTATAGCGTAGTTCCAGACGCCGCCTGATCAGCGGCGGACCAACGAAGAAGTACCAAGCGCCAGGAGAGGTAGGCTCCTACCAGCCACTTTTCTGGCGCTTTTCGTTGGTGCGAAACCGGAGGACCAGACAGTGAGATACGTGGTGAAACATGCGGGCGGGGGACTGTGGAGGGTCATCGACGAGGAGACGAACCTTCCCATCAATGATGCCCTGATGAGCAAGGATGAGGCCAAAGCCACTGCGGAGGCCGCAAACAAGGCAGCGGCACCCCTGGAAGAGGCCACGCCTGAAGTTCCAGCGACAATCGCGCCTCTCACCTTCATCGTCATACCAGCAGGGAACTCACTCTACTCCGTCATCTGTGAGACGACGGGAGATTTCATCAGCACGGCGCCGATGCTGCGGTCAGAAGCGGAGCGCATCGCCACGGCCGCCAATGCCTCGCACTCGATCTCCGATGCGGCAAGCCTTCCCGAATGGCCGCGTGATCCACGAAAGCTCCTGGAAGTTGCCCTTCAGCTCTTCGGCCTGAAGGCATCAAACGTCGTTCTCGACTCGACCGGCAAACCGGCGATGAGCTACTTCCCTCCTGATCAGGAGGAACACCGCGATTCTCTGGGAGCCTTGGTCCCCCTCCCCCTCTCAGAGCGCGGCATCTTCAGTTTCGTTGCTGAATGGAAGCAGCTCATTTCCGGCCCCTCTGGTATGCTCCTCGGCTCCTTCCGCGACAAGCTCAGGCTCAACACGAACGTCGATCCGAAGCACGCCGAACTGGCTAAGGTGTCTCGCAGGTCCGTTATTCCTATCCACGTGTAGGTAAAGATGCCAGGCTTCGACCAGACACCTAATCAGATCAGGTTTCGGGTACGAGACCCCAAGGAGTTTACTCGCCTGCGCGTCATGTCCATGCCTGGAAACGATGACATTCAGTTGGTCGTTGGCCGGATGCGCGGCGAGAAGAATACCAAGGTCCAGTCGATTCACTTCAAGCGCAAGACGAAAGACCACAGTGGGTTCACCATGGACCAGGCCCGCAAATGGGTTGCGGACCACCCCGACACGGTGAAGGAGTCCATTGTCCACGACGATTTCGAGGACACGGACATCAAGGTCAGCATCAATGACCCTGCCTTGAGTCAGCACGACTTCGACGGCGAATCGACAATGTTCATGGAGTCGCGCTTCGAGGCGACGTTCCTTGAGGCCGATGCCGCGGGCATGGTGTGGGATGTTGCCGTCATCTCCGCTGGCGTGTCGAAGAACGGGCGCAACTACTCCCACGAAGTACTGCAACAGGCGGCCAGCAAGTTCACTGACGCGCAGGTTCGCATCTTCGTGCGGCGAGAAGATTTGCAGGGTAATCCAGTCTTCGACCACATGAGCATGTCCGAGGTCGAGGCTGTCCCAGGCGGGTTTCTGCGCAATGTTGTAGGCGTGCTGAAGGATGCGAAGTTCGAGGGCGGGCGTATTCTCGCCAGGCTTCATCTTCACGATAACGCGAAGAAACTCGGTCAGCTCTTGAAGTCTATGTTCGCAAAGGGAGTTCTGGAGAAACACGTTGGTCTTTCAATCGACGCGCAGGGAGAGCAGCTTCCAAGCGGCGATGTCGCGGCGATCCACTCCGTTCATGGCGTGGACCTCGTGACGAACCCGGCGGCGGGTGGCGGGTTTGAACGTATGGTTGCCAGTTATGGCGACACACACACAGGAGGTCTTCCAGTGGAGAAGCTGAAGCAGCTTATCGAGAACTTTGTCGCCGCCGTCACCGCGGCCTCGCCCAATGAGGCGGCAATCAAGGAGGCTTGCACTGCCCTCAAGGCGCATGACCTGTCCAAGATCACGGACAGCGAGTTCGACGGCCTGGTGGAAGGGATGCACCAGGTGCTCATGGCCCTTGGCGACAAGGAGTGTGCTCACCTTGCCGGGGACAGCACGGCGTGCATGCAGTTCGTGAAGAACGCCGTGCGCGCGGCGAAGGTGCGCGCCAAGGAGTCTGAGATCGCCACGCAGGCGCGGACGGCGCAGGCAGCCGAGGACGACGCCAAGTCCAAACAGGCGGAAGATGCCCGCACCGCCGAGGCGGCGAAGGGCCATGCGGCAGCGACCGCAACGGCGCCGGAGCCTGGCCCTCAGATCAAGAAGATGATCGAATCTGAGGTGGAGACAAAGCTCACCCGCTACACCGAGGGGCTTGCGATGGGCGCCCTTCTGGAGCGGCGCCTTGGGGAGAGCGGCTTGCCTGACAAGAGCCGTGAGGCCGTGCGCCAATACCTTGAGGGCCGCACTTTCAATGAAGGCGAGATCGGCAAGGCCATCGGCTTCCAGCGGGAGTTGACCGCCGAGGTTCTTTCCCACTACGGCGTCGGCAACCCGCAGATCGCGGGCGGCGGAAACATTGGCCTCCTGGAGTCAGATGAGGAGAAGACCCTCGTTGCCCTCGATGGGTTCTTCTTCAGTGAAGACCAGAAGACTCCGAAGGGCAGCAAGATCGCGCGATTCAAGAGCTTCCGCGAGGCATACGTCGCGGTCACGGGCGATCAGAAGGTGACGGGACGGCGCAGCGGGGTCCCTCGCGCACTACAGGGTCTTGAACGGCGCATGTGCGAGGCGTCAACTCAGCGCATGACCGAAGCTCTTGCCTCCACGGACTGGACGCAGGTGCTTGGCGACAGCATCGCGCGCAGGATGATTGCCGAGTACTCCCTGGTCGAACTTCAGCAGTGGCGAAAGATTGTCAGTTCCGTCGTGCCGCTCAACGATTTCCGTACGCAGCGTCGTATGCGGATCGGCGGGTACGGCAACTTGAGTTCGGTGGCTGAGGCGGGTGCTTATGGGGCATTGACCAGCCCGACCGACGAAGAGGCGACCTACAGCCCCAGCAAGTACGGCGGGCTGGAGACCATCACCTTCGAGATGATCCGCAACGATGATGTCGGCGCCATTCGGCAGATTCCGGTGCGTCTTGGCCGGGCGGCCGGCAACACGCTCCACACCGAGCTCTTTGGGATATTCCCTACCAATGCCAACGTCACGTACACCGGCGCGGATGCGTTGTTTTCCGCTGCCCATGCCAACACTGGCACCACGGCGCTGAGCGCGGCGGCTCTTAACACCGCCATGACCACCATGGCCGACTTGACGCGCTACAACGCCAGCACCGAGTTCCTGCCCAACGATCCGAAGTTCCTGCTGGTGCCGAACGAGCTTCGCAAAACGGCGAACATTCTGACCCGTTCCGTTCTGGAGCCTGGCGGCGGGAACAACGACATCAACATCCTGCTTGATCTCGATATTGAGGTCATCGTCGTGAAGCGCTGGACAGACGCGAACAACTGGTATCTCGTTGCCGATCCACGCAACATCGCCACCGTCGAGGTCGGGTTTCTGGACGGCAAGGAGGAGCCGGAGTTGTTCGTGCAAGATAGCCCGGTCGCGGACAGCTTCTTCACGAACGACCAGATCAGGTACAAGATTCGGCATATCTGGGGCTGGACCGTGCTGGATCATCGCGGCATGTTCGGCGCCATCGTGACCTAGCTAGGACGAAAGGAACCACCCCTTTCTGGAGGGTAGAAATCGTGAGGAAGCGCAACACATTGGTTCTGATTGTCCTGGCCTTCCTCGTCATGTCAGGGGCGGCATATCTCGCCGCCCCCAACATGGTCAAGGCGGCAATCGGAGACATCATCGCATGGCAGCTCGTGAGTGGTGCCACTTCCACGGATGTTGTGCGCGTGCGGGCTGGGGGTGCGCTCTGTGTCACCGCTGACGGCACCTGCTCAAAAACCGATACCGCGGGCACCGTGGAGTTCGTTGCGACGCGGGAAGAGAATCTGCCGCTGCTATCGTTCGCCGACTGTCAGACGGCGACTCCGACGGTCCTCAGTTTCGTGGCGTCGGGCGGGACTGGCGGAGCGGATGCCCTGGCGGACTTCGAGAACTTCACCACCGCCGGTCGGGGGTTCACCCTGAGTTGGGATAACGTTTCTGGGTCCGCCGATACCGATTCGCCGGTTTGTACGCAGATCAAGGTCCCTGCTCAGTACGCCTCCGGTGGTGCGATCATCGTGAGGGGCTATCACTCACTCGGCACGGGCGCCGGGACCAGCGTGATGAGCGCCAACTACTCCGTCAACGGGACGGTAGCCACCGCTGGCACCGCGAACCTGACGACTGATGGTTTGCAGACAATCACCCTGACTCCTACCGCAACCCTGGCGGCGAATGACGCGCTGTGGGTCACTCTGGAGATGGATTCGTTCGGCGGTGTTGCGGTCGGAGTAAGCGCCTCGACCATCACGTTCCAGTACACCGCGAACCAGTAAGGCGGAGCCATGGCAAATGTCTTGACCACGAATCCGGTCTTCATCGACACGGCCGCCGCCACGGTCACAGCCCAACATGCCCGCATCAGGTCTATCGTGTGGGACGGCGCGGCTAACGGCAATACCCTGGTCATGCACACCGCCAGCGGCGGCAACGTCATCTTCCAGGCGCGGTGGGCCACCGGCGATCCGGCGACGTTGATCTTCAACCTGGGCGGCGTGGCCGTGGCCGGAATCTACGTGACTACCATCGGCGGCGGAACAGCGTTGATCTACCTGGAGTAGCGCGTGGCTATCAGCAAGACGCGGGCAAACTACATGACCTGGGTAGATGTCATCATTTCCGATGATGACACGAACCGCAAGGTCACGTCCGCGCAGCTTCAGGACAACATCATCCCCGACGCAGTGGAAGAGTTCTCTGGCGATGTTCCGAGGATCGCCGTGCAGAACTTCACCGGCACCGGCGATTTCTTCATCACCCTACCGACTTCGACGTTGCCATGGGAGAGAGGATTCAGCCAGGTCCTTCGAGTTTTCTATCCGTTCGTCTCGACAGACCAAATCCCAACGGAAGTAGATAGGCGGGATTGGTACATCGAGGAGATACCGGATACCGACGCTGGTGTGCTTGAGCGGCTGCGGTTCAAGGCGGATTCGCCGTCGTCAGCGCAGACCGTGCGCGTCACATACTCGATGCGGCACACGCTAAGTGGCACGGTCAACACCATTCCTGATTCGTACTTCAACGCTGTGGTGCAACTGATTTGCGCACACTACTACATGGCGCTGGCTGGCGTGGACTCGCACACACGGGACTCCACCATCGGCGCCGATGTTGTTGACTACAACGAGCAGGAGTCGAAGTACGGACGGCGCTCCATGGAACATCGCAAGGAGTACTGGCGCTTGATCGGCAAGAAGATCGTTGGTGGCGAACCGATACCGAGGGCTGGTGGCTCCTTCATCAATCTGGACGCCTTCGACTCACATGGCAGAGACCGTATTCATCACAGGGCAGCATGGCGGTAAGAGTAAAGAGCCAGGCACTCGTAGTTGACTTCATCGGACCCATCTGGAGGGATGAGACGGTCAAGGCCGCGTTCGCCGAGCCTATCAGCGACAAGCTGGAGTTCTGGGGCCGTAAGATTCAAAAAGACATCATTGACCGAACTCCAGTCGGCGTGACGGGTGGGCTTCAGCGGTCAAACATAATGAAGACGAAGCCGATTAGCCCGCCCTTCAAGGAGGTGACGATCTCCACTGCAACGGCGTATGCCTTGCCGGTTGAACGTGGAGCCGCGCCACACCCGCTGGCGAAGAGAGTCATCACGCGAGTTTTGCCTTTGTGGGTTGAGCGTGTGCTGCATATCACGGACAAGAAGGAGAAGCGTCAGGTTGCGGGACGCATCGCCCACAAGATTCGCACCAAGGGCACGCGCAGGAAAGTCGGCGCAAGCAGGGTTCCGGCGAAGATGTACGGCGACACGATGAAGGACCTGAGTGGCATCATGCGTGCCGATTTCAATAGGCTGGCCGCCGACATCGTATCGAGGATTGACCCAAGGCGCGTCGGGGCATGATCGCTCTTGAAGGAAGCAGGATGTGTCTGAATCGACCGTCCGAGCACAGATCATTACCAGGATTCAGGCCGTCTCAACCGTGCCAGACGCGACCGTCTACGGGTACATGCCATGGGTCAACACGTGGAGCAATTTCATCGAGACTTTTAAGGACCCCGACTCGACTCAACTTCATGGCTGGACTGTGCGGCGGGTGGCGGAGCTGCGAGTCAGGGACCAGGTTCAACATGAACTTCGGCAGTACACGTTCCGCGTCGAAGGATGGTACGGATTGTCGGGCAACGGAGCGAGCGAGCTAACCTGGCAGGGCATCATCGACGACGTATTGAACGAACTCGATAATTATTGGACCCTGAGCGAGACGGTGGAACTGATGCAGCCTCTTCAGCTTGAGATTCTTGACCATCATTCTCTCGAAGGGCATCTTTCGCACCATGCGGTCATCATCATTGTGGCCGAGGAACGAGTGCAGGTGATTCCGGCATGAAACTTAACTTGGGTTGCGGCAATCACCCGATAGTGGGGACTATCGGAGTAGATTGGAAGCAATGCGGCTGCGCTGACATTCTGTGGGACCTTGAGAGCGTTCCCTGGCCGTTTGCAAATGAGAGGTGTGAAGAAGTTTGGATGCACGATGTGGTGGAGCACCTGGGTCATAGGGTGTTCTACCCAGTCATGGAGGAGGTCTGGCGAATCCTGAAGCCTAATCACCTCTGCCACATTCACACGAGCATCTGGAACACTGAGCAGTCATTCAGGGAGCCGACGCATGTGCGCTTTATGACTGTTGAAAGTTTCAACTTCTTTGACCGCAGATGGGAGTATTTTGAAAGGTACAAGCACAACACAACGGCCAGGTTCAAGGTTCTTGAGGCCGTGCCAGACGGGCTTGATTTGAGAGTGGTATTGCAGAAAGAAGGCGCTGTGCGGGGTTCGCTTCAGCAACAGATTGATGAGCTGACGGCCAAGATGGAAGGCAAATGATTTCCTTCATCGTTGTGAGCTACAAGCGGCCTGAGATGCTAAAGAGAACCCTTGGCTCGCTTGTCGCTTATGGAGCCGAAGGAAGCCAGCTTGTTGTGATTGACAACGAAAGTTCCAAGGAGACACAGGCCGTCATCTCCGACATGGCTGATTCGTGGCGGATTAGGGGCGAAAGCAGCGTGCGGTTTCTTGAGACGAATACTGGCTGGATAGGTGGCATTGATCAAGGAGTACGTCTTGCCGATAGGCCTTATTTGATGTTCCTGAATGATGATCATACTATCGGCCCTAATACGGTCGTCGCTTATCTCCGCATGATTAAAGAGGTAGATATACTAGGCTATGCTGGCTGGAAGATGTTACCGAGCGGGCTTGGAAAAGATGACGCTCAGCGATTTGACTACCTTCATGGTACAGGGCTGATGATGAGGAAAGAGACTTTCGTTTCTCTTGGTGGCTTTGATCCTGTTTATGGGATTGGGTACTTCGAGGATGCCGATTTCTGTATGAGGGCAAGAGTAGCAGGTCTTCGACTGGCTATCGTTCCCGACCATGATACGAGACACAATACGCCGCATGTGAAGCAGCTCGGTCAAATGTTGCAGGCAGTCCACGAGAAGAACCGTAGGGAGTTTCTAGCACGGTGGCGATCAACTCTATGGCCGAAATTGACTGGCGCGCGCCAACTCGCGGCGGCATAGGCCAGACCTACGGGTACAGCAAGGCGAGCACTGCGTTGTCTCTCGCTCTTGAGGATGCTGGCTGTGTTATCTCCGAAGCGGCACCCGTGGCCTGCCAGTTCACTCCGGGACATCTCTTTGACCCCGTGGAAGGTAAGATCAACCTACTGTGGACCATGTACGAGGCGGACAAGCTGCCAGGGGCCTTTCTAGATGGCATCATGGCCGCTGATGGTATCATCGTGCCGTCCAAGTACAACAGAGACATCTTCCGTGCCCATGGCGTTGTCGCGCCAATGGCCGTATGTCATCTTGGAATCGAGAGCCGCGATTTCCCATACGCAGATCGGAGCCGTCAGCCTGGAGAGAGGTTTAGGTTCTTATGGCTTGGGGCAGCAGACATCCGTAAGGGCTGGGATTTGGCGGTCAAGGCGTTCCAGGACGAGTTTAAGCCTTATGAGCCGGTTGAACTCTATGTGAAGACCACGGCGACTCAGCAACGGCAGCATTTCGCCATGTACAACAGCAAGGTCCACTTCGACGGGCGCAATCTCGACGAAGAGAGCATCAGGAAACTCTACGAGTCGGCCCATGCCTTCGTGTTTCCGTCCAGGGGAGAAGGGTTCGGGTTGCCACCGTTGGAGGCCATGGCGTCGGGTTGCCTCGTCATTGCCCCATGCCACACTGGACTTGCTGAGTTCATTTCAACGTCCACGGCCCTTGTTTGTGAGACGAAGAAACGCGGCGGGTTCTATGGTGTGAACATCACGGTATTAGAGCCGAAGATTGATCACCTGCGCCGATTGATGCGACGCACCTATGAACATTACGACGACACACTGCCGTTGCGCGAGTCCGGGTCAAGAATGGCGCATGGGCACTTTACTTGGGCGCACGCCGCCTCTTCTCTGTGCGAGATAGTTCCACAGCTCATTGAGGAGCTACAACCATGCGCATCGTAAGCGGGACGAACCGCGTCTACGTGCATACCTCTAAGCGGGGGACGAGGGCCTACATCTATCATGGCGAGACGGAAGTACCGGATGATGTCGCCATGGAGTTGATTGCGATGGGCAAGGTGAAGAGGCTTGGGTCGCCTGCCACTGGCAGGATGCCGAAATCGACAGATGAGTCTACTCCGGCGGAAGTCGCCAACGAGGCCGCCGAGCCAGCAGAACCGAAGAAACATGCTGGCAAGAAACACAAGGAGTAAGCAATGGCTATCGGATACGGCTTCGAGGGCGTAGCTCAACTCAGAGAGAGTACAACATGGGGCACAGCTTCGACTCCTACCGCTGTGAACCAGTTGTATATCCTCAGTGAGGCGATCAACTCAACGCCCACTTCTCTGGCGGACGACTCACTGGGTGGCAGCGCACTTCGGCGGCGCATGGAGAAAGGAGAAGAGCGGTTCGAGGGCTCCTTATCCATGTACCTCGCCTATGGTGGACTGGACACGATCTTTTGGCACCTGATGGGTGACACCGGCACTGGAAACACATCTCCGGGTCGCGTCGGTTCAACCGTCGCCTACTACAATGAATACGTGCTCAAGGATGACCTCGACACGTATATGTCCACACTGATCATCGAGAAGGGCGTCGTCCGTGACAACTATGCTTCCGTGAAGATCAACAGCGTCACCTTCAACTATGTCGCCGGCCAGAGGACTACTATCGAGGTTGGCGTGATCTGCGACGACCTGACTCTTTCGGGAACGGCGCTTTCGACCTCTGGAACCGAACCGACATACAACCGCAGCTTCGTCTTGCCGGGTCATGCGGATATTCAGATGGCGGCCGCCAACACCACTGTCATGTCCACGGCGAACCGCATCTACCCGCAGAGCTTGAGCATCACATTCAACAACAACCTGCGCGGCGACATCACAACCCGGCGTGGAACTCTCATCGACGAGCCGCACCGCGACGGTCACATGGACATCAGCGGCACGATCCAGTGGCCCGTCTACGGCAGCGGGACGGAGCAGGCGGCGGCAGGACAAGGCAGCCTCGATCCGCGAGCCGACTTCCTGGCGAACAGCCTGATGAAACTGGCCGTTATCTTCAAGGGTGCGGCCGTTGGCACTGAGAGCCTGTTTATCATTTTGCTGTTCCCGCAGATTCAGATTGTGTCCGAGGGCCAGAGGGCATCGGGAGCGGCCAGGATCACGGCACCACATGACTTCGTGGCGTCTAGGGCGGTTACGGCTCTGACCCCAGGGCAGATGCTCACGGAGTTTGCCGCTGCCGGAGACCTGGTAGACTCTACCAGGATCACGGCGGCTCAGGCTTTGCCTTGGATTTACCGACTCAATGACAACAGCGCCAACGGCAACTTCGTAGTTGGAACGTAGTCAGTCGCGGGGCCGTCATTCCGGCGGCCCCTTCACTTCACCGATCAAGGAGAGAGTTATGTCTATCGTCATTCGCAAGGACACGGAAAGGCACAAGTTGCCTTTGTCGGACGGTGCTGGAATCGTCTATCGCAGGCTTAGTGGCAGGCAGAACTTGCAGTTTCAGAGCCGCGCCACGGACAATCGTGGCAACACTGACTGGCCCAAGGTGGTCGAGAATGTGCTGCGCGCTGGCGTCGTGGACTGGTACGGGTTTGTCGATGAACATGGCAACCCCATCCCATTCGACATCAACCTCTTCCTGGACATGCCTTCGGAACTGCACAACAAGGTAGCGGAAGTCCTCAACAAGATGGAGACGCCCGATGCCACTGATAACGGAGCAGCCCCCCGAAAAAACCTGGAGAGCAGCTAGCAGAGCTTGCCGAGTTCATAAGGTTCAAGCTCGATCATCCCGCATGGACCGGCGAAGTACCGGAAGATGTCGAGGAAGAGAAGCTAGCTGCCGAGTTCGGGATGAAGGATCTGCCGAGGTTGGGGCCCGAGAATCGAGAAGCATGGGGTCTGTGGGATACGCTTCAGACGACGGCCAAGTTGGGAGAGGCGGGCAAGGAGCTAGCGTTGAGCATGGTCGATGTGGAGCTTACCGAGGATGAGGCGGCCATGCTGCTTCAGAAGTGGAACCTGATCCGGCAGTACGAGGATGTTTGCCGAAGCAGGGAGCAGGCGCAGATGGGATTCATGGGAGGAGGACAGACGCGACCTGCCGGTACGGCGCGGGACCGTCCGCCGGGCATATCGGCTGAGGATATTCGGAGGAACCGTGCAGGCGAGTAGGTTCTACGGCAATGCGGATGTGCGGGCTTGTTTTGGGCTTACAGAGAAGCAAGCTCGGCATTTGGTCGAGACTGGTGGCGTACAGCCAATGATGCCGGTCAATGGCAGCGGCAGCCACCGTGAGTACGACTTGCGTGGGATGATCGAGTTTGCCATGGCCGTTGAACTGAGAAAACTGGGGACTTCGCATCAGGTGGTATCCGCCTGTTTGAATGACATGCGGAGACGTTGGCCGGCATGGCATTTCGCAACTGACTCATGCGTTGGGTTTGAAGTAATCGGCGCGGATTTGCGGGTGTTCTTCCTGGAGAGCATGGCGGATGCGCGGCGGCGCTTCGAGGAGTGGTCCGTCAGTCCCGGTACTCCAACTTCTCCAGTATTCGTGAATATCGGATTGCTGCGTAGTGTGATCAAGGAGCGCCTGGGTGCCTGGTAATCAAATTGCAATTACGCTCAGGGTCGATGACTTAGGTTCGGTCGTCGTGACTGGCTTTGTCAGGGGCAAAAAGCAAGAGCTAGATGCCCTACAGGCCGCCAGTGCTAAAACTGGTGCCGCGCTTGCTGGTGTCGGCCATAAGGCTCGTGGCATGGGAGCAGACGTAAACCATGCCGGCTTTGATATTCAGCGCTTCACCCGCGACATGGTGCTGATGCGAAGCATGGCGGTCGCGGCTACGGTCCAGGCGGCGAAGTTTCCGGTGGCTCTCTTTGCGGCTACGGCAGGCGTGGTGGCGTTCACCGTGGCTGTTGCAAAAACTGTTGTCGAGGCCGCCAAGCTAGAGAGTCAGATCGCCAATGTGATGACTTTGCTGAGAGAGGCGGATACGCGCGCACTTGGAGGTGTGACGGCCGCCACAGAGAGGTACACGAGGGAGGTAAGGTCTCTTTCAGTCGAGTTCGGCAAGAGCACGGAAGACCTCAGTAAGGGTCTCTTCGAGATTGTTTCGGCGGCCATTGAACCTGCGAAGGCATTGGACGTTCTCAGGTCTGCGTCTCAAGCCGCCGTTGCTGGAAATACCGACCTTGCTACTTCAACCAGGGGCATCCTCACCGTCCTGAACGCCTACCAACTAGGAGCGGAGAAAGCGGCCGATGCGGCCGACTTTCTCTTTGCTCTCAACTTGCGCGGCGTGACAACATTTGCTCAGATTTCTAATGCCATTGGCACAGTCGCCACCTTAGCTTTCTCCACAGGCGTGCGTTTGGAGGAACTTGGTGCGTTCCTTTCCACTGTGACGCGCGCCGGTATCTCGATGGACGAAGCGGTGACGCAGTTGCGGCAAGTGCTTGTCACATTCCTTAGCCCCGCCAAGGGATCGGTAGAAGCGGCAAAGGAACTTGGCATTGAACTCAACACGACGACTATCAAGACACTTGGCCTGCTTGGCGTGGCGAAACTACTCAGCAAGGCTACCGAAGAGCAAACAGCCGCTATCTTCGGCAACGTGCGCGCCCTCGGCGGTATCATCGTTGCTGCCAAGAATGCCGAGGGGTTCCAAGAAGACCTGCGCCTGCAAATGCAGAGGACCGGCTCGACAACCGAAGCCCTGACGACTATCCAGAATACAGCCAAGTTCCAGTGGGATAGGCTGAAGGAGTCCATAGTCGCGGTAGCGAGTACCCTTGGTACGCCGCTGCTTGGAGCCATGGCTTCGGTAGCCAAGGCTGGAGCGGATGCACTCAAAGAAATCGTGAAGATCGGAGATGAGAAGCAGCGTATTTTAGAGCTGGCGTCATCATTCGATAAACTTAAGGCATCAATGCCAGGGACGGCAGAAGAACAGGCTATTGATAAGATAGCTTCGAATCTTCTCCGCGCCCTGAGGGCGCAACAAGACTTTCTTCAACTTAGAGCGAATGCGCCCGGCGGCACAATAGGTCTTAATCAGCTACTTCGTCCTGAAGTTGAGATGCAATTTCTTGGTGCTGGCCGCGAGCGCACTCAAGAAGAAGTGCTGCAAGGCATGACGGCAGCCCTTGCCACCGCTAGGGATGCGCAAGGCAGACTTATGAGGGAGCTGCCAACAGAGCAACAATCGCAAGCATTCAGGGACTTATTCAAGGCGGCGGAAGAACGAGCGCAACTGATAAAGGATGTAAAAGAACTGACCGAAGCCTTCAAGGACCTTAATGACGTATTTCAGGACGGTATCCTGAGTGCCGAGGCTTATGCAAACATCGCCCTTAAACAGGACGAAGAGAGAGCAAGATCACTTGCCGAGAGTCTCAAGCTGCTCCAAAGAGACCTCGACCTGTTGGGGATCACAGAGAAAGATTTGGCGGATGCCTTTGCAGGAGCGAATCCAACTTATGCCGAGCAATTAAAGTTGTGGCATGAACTTAATGATGTATGGAGCATTGTCCAGCGCCAGTTGAAAGAACTTGCCGATAATCAACAGGAAGTCACGGATGTCTTTGCTGGCGCGGGCGTGACCTATGAGGAGAATGTACGCATTCTCAAGGAAATGAAAGACCGGCAACGAGAAGCATTTGAATCCCAACACAGCAACCTACAAGTAGCAATTCAGGACCTTGGAGATTTCAACCATACGCAGGCGCAGACGATCTCTTTGCTATCAAGGCTAGGCGGGTTGCTTGGGGACATATCCAGTCTGTTTTCGGCGTTCGGTTTACGGGCGAGTGGCGCTATTGGGTCGCTTCAGAACGTCTTTGGCGGGCTTCGGGCGGCAACGAATATCCTTGGGTTCTTGGGAAGAGGGCAACAGGCTGGCGGTCCACAGGGAACTCAGGTGGGGGATATTGGCGGCGGTGGCTTCTTCTCGAATCTCTCAAATCTCTTTGGGGCCGGGAGATTAGCGAGTAGTGTAGCTGGGTTTTTTGCCCCTTCAAGCGCGATCATTGGCGCTGGCCCCTTCGCCGGGTTGACGGCGGGCGCGGCGACTACGGCCGGTGCTTCGATTGTCGAGATGGGAGCCATAGGGGGTGTTGGTCCAGCCGCCGGGATTGGTCTCTCCACGGCATTACCAATTATCGGGGCTGTCGTCGGCGCGGGGCTGCTTGCCTTCTCGATCTTCGGCAAGTCCGGCCGCGCCAAGGAACTGGAGCGGCAGGCGAAGCTCCTTGAGGAATCGTTCGCCGGTCTGCGCTCGACCCTTCAGGGCGTCAACGCCGGTCTCGCGGCGCTCGCGGAAGGACCCCTTGGTAGAGGCGCTGCTGGTTCTCTTGCATCTGGTCTTGCCAACTTGCCCGCCGCTATCGAGCGGTTCAGCGGCGTGACGCGCAACCGGCTGCGGCTGTTCGGGCCGACGCGGGAGTTAGCTGGCAACGTGGCCGAAGGGGTGCTGAGCCTGCTTGGCGGCGAGGCGGGTGTGCGGAACGTGGCGCGGTCTGGAGCCTTCCCTGAATCGTTCTTTACTGGTCTGGTGAACCGCCGCTTTGAACTGCCGGTGGGACCGGAAGGCATCTTTAGCGACGCCCAGCTTGGCAAGCGCGGCGACATTCAGCGGGCGATGTTCTTGTCGCGCCTGGCCGGGGCTGGGTTCGAGATCAGCGGCGCCACGCCGTTCGGGCGCGAGGAAACGGCGCACGGGCTGACAGCGGAGAGCATCGGCGCAGGCACGGTAGTAGTGCAGGGCCTGGAGCAGATCGCCGAGCTGTTCCGCGTCTTCTCCTCGCCTGGTGATCTTGAGCGTGTGCGCGCATTCAATGAGGAGTTTGCGGAGTTTCTTGAGGGGCTTCAGGCGGCGACGGAAGGGTTCAAGCAGCGCACGTTTGAGCGGGCGCAGGGCTTTGCCGGCGTCATCGAGACCGTCAGCGCCGCCCTCTTCCAGCTTCGTCCGCCCACGGCGCAGGCGCAGATCAAGGCCGCCATGGAGAGTTTCGCGGCGTTCAGTCGTGTGCTTGCCGAGGGCGGCGCGGGTGCCGGGCCGGAGGGATTGCAAAATATCTTCGAGGGGCTGACTGAAGCGGCTACCCGTTTCGCCTCTGTCCTTGAGGACCTGCGCCAGGAGAACATCGCCGCCTCGCGCGCCATTGAGGACTTGACCCTCCAGCAGCGTCTCTCCCGCGCCAGCATCGAGGAGCAGGCGTTTGAGGCGTCGCTACGTGGGATGCTGCCGGAGGATGCCCGCGCCGCCAGGCTTGCCCGTTTGCAGGCAAGGCGCGCCGACATCGCCGCAAGGCTTGCCGCTCCCGACCTTATGCCAGAGACGGCCTTGGGGCTTGTCGGCGAAGGTCGGGATGTGCTGCAACGGCTGCTTGAACTTCAGTCGCAGAACGCGGACCTGACCATCGACGAGTTCGCTCTTGGCCGCAATCAGATGGTGGCGGAGCTAGAGGGGCTGGCTGGGATAAGCGACATGGCCTTCCAGGCGCAGATCGAAGCTCAGCAGGGCATCCTCGATGCGAACCAGGACATTCTTGATGAGTTGGGCATTGGCGGCTCGATAGTCGGGGCCCAGCAAGCCGCCGCTACTCTTCTTGAGGGGAAGCTGGAGGACATCCGAGCCATCGCAGCGGGGTCGTTCAACAGCCTGGCGGACTTGCTGCGCGCCATCGACACGAACACGGACCGCCTGGCTAAGCTTGGACTCATTGAGACAAAGCTGGGCGATCTGAATACCCTTTGGGCCAGGCGCCGCGAGCCGCCGACGGCCGCCGAGATTGCACAGGCGGCTCGTCTGGAGGTTCCAGACTTTCCGCAGCTTGATATTGCCGTGGGGGCGCTTCTTGGATTCCCGGCAGCATTGAGTGGTGTGTTGCGAGATTTCGTTGACCAGAACAGGTTGCCGTCGCCGCAGTCTCTTGCCGTGGCGCAAGGCGGCCTCTCGACCCGCGATGCGGCCATTTGGGAGCAGATTCAGAACGAGGCGCGCGCCCTCTTGGCTCAGGGAGCCGGAGCTGACGTGATTTCCTCCTTCATCCGCGTCCGTCAGCAGAGCCTCGGGTTCGGCGGCATCCCTTCCTTCCAGGTGGGCGGCGTCATGCCGCGCACCGGGCTGGCATTCCTGCATGCTGGCGAAACCGTCACACCCTCGGCAAATGGTTCGCGGCCCGCCCCCATCAATGTCGAGATCAACGACCGGCAGACCATTCAGCTTGTCACTGGCGATGGTCGGGTGATTGCGGAGGTCGTCTGGCCGCATGTGAAGCGCCTCATCATCGAGGCTGGGCGGAGGGGCGAGCTCTTCGTCCGTGACGACTCACGCTTAGATGGATCGTAGGAGGGGATTATGAAACAACGACTTCTAGTTCTGCTCCCGCTGATTCTGTTGCTTCTTGTCGCAACCCCAACAATGGCTCAGGACCTTTCTGGTCTGTGGGTCGGAAGCAGCCTCGGCCAGACGGCGGTTTTGTGGGTGGAGCCAACGCCAGACGGTAAAATCGTCTGGCAGGTTTCGCACAAGGAGACGACCTTCGGCGGCGCATTGATTACGGCGAATCTTGTCGGGCCTGGCCTTGGTATCGCCTGTCGTGATACAAGGTTCACATCATGTTTTCTAGCGCCCATCATGGACCTGCATACGCTCCGGCTTCTTCCTGGACTTGGAGGCCAGATCAATTTCAACGCTTCGTATGCGGTCTTCACTGGCGCGGGAGTCTCAATCGGCTACGACAAGCTCTTTCAATAGGATAAATCATGCCGACCAACATCCGCATTTTGCACAACTTCCTCACCGACGCCAGCGGAGTGGCGCTCACTGGCTCGACCGCCTCCAGCGGATACCCCGTGACGAATGTGCAAGACCAGCGCATTGCAAAGGTCTTCCGCACGACCGTCAAGGGTGATGGTTTCGTGAAGTTCAACATGGGGGCCGCGACAAGCCTCACCTGCATGGCATTCATGCACCACAACCTGACCGGCTCCGCCACGGTGCGTCTTTGGGGGCACACATCGAATCTAGGCGACACCGCCGCCGTCTGGAACGGGGTAGCGACGCTGGCCGCGACCTATACGCACAACAACATCGCCGGTGGCGCGTCGGCGGCGTCGTACATCAGCAGCAGTCTCATCACGACTGGAGCGCAGGCCACGGAGCTTCCGCCACGCTATCTGAACGGGCTGGGGTACTTCAGCTTGTCCCGTCAGTGGTGGTTCCTCAGCATTCAGGACTCCGGCAATAGCGCGGATTACCTTGAGCTGGGTCGTGTCGTCGGCGGTGCGTATGTTGAACCCACAAGGTATCTGCTTGCAAACTACGCCGCGAATATGATAGACCCAGGAGAAGAACTGCGGCTCGAAGGCGTCATTCAGACTATGCGCAGGACACAGCGCCGTGCTCATCGCTATACTCTCGCATTCGGCAACGTCGCCGCCGCCGACTTGCCGAACCACAGAGAAATGTTCTTGAACACCGGCAACTCCTTCGAGCTGCTTATCAATCCCCGCCCTGACACTGACTTGAACGAAGTCATCTACGGCAAGCTGGAAGGCGACATGCAGATTACCAAGAAGGTTGCCGACTATGCGGATGTCAAGTGGAGTATTTTGGAGGCGGCGTGAATAATGGATTCCCGCATGAATCTCATCAATACGGTTTCGGCTCGCATCGACTGCAAGGGCAAGGCGCACATCATCGAGCTACATGCGGGGATGCTCGACAATCAAGCACGTTGCGGCGTGGTGCTGGAGTTCGAGAAGAACGTCATCACGACCTGGCCGCAGAACTGGATCGCGGAACCGGAGCGGGAGTTCTGGTGCCAGGTTTGTTTGAAGGCTTCAAATGGCGACTGATTTTAAGAAGACCTCCCTCGGCCTGGTGGTGCTGCTCGACATCGAGCTAGCTTCGGGCACGTTGCGCTACGCCACGGAGGATGTCCCGTTTGTCGGCGGCAACTTCTACGAGGGCCGCCTGGCCGGCGTGCAGGGGATCACGGAGGAGCTTTCGACCCTGCTGCGGCCGCTGCAGCGGCAAGGGACGCTGACCCTCGTCCTCGACAACATCACGGCGGCTGGAGCGTCCGGATTCTTCGACTCCTCGATTGACGGCGGCACGAACTTCTGGCCCAACACGAGCGTTACGGTGCGCGCCGGCGAGGGGCTGACGTTCGCCGACTACTCGACCATTTTCCAAGGGCGCATCCGCCTGAAGGACGGCATCAAGCGCACCCTCGACACGCTGGAGCTGGTGATCGAGGACCGGCGGGCGCGCGAGCTGAGCGTGCCGTTTCCTTTTCGCATCTTCGATACCACGACATATCCGAACCTGGAGGACGGCGGCGCGGGGCGGCGCATCCCGCTGCTCTATGGCGACTGGTCGAGCGTCTGGGTGGGACCGCTGACCTGCACCGACACCACCGTCAACGAGTTCAAGATCGCCGATCACCCCATCTACTCGATCACGCAGGTCGGCAAGGACCCCGGCGACGGTACCGGCATCGCCAATGTCAGCCACACCAACGAAGACCTGCCCGCTGCGACGTTCCGCATCACCACCTACGACCCGGA